GGGGAAGCAGTTTGTTGCGCAGCCCGAGCAAATTGCCAAAAAAACGGCGAGGTTCCGTTAGGAAAAATAAGATGCGCGCATCCCGTGGTATGGGGGCTATCTCCCCCCGCAAAGTGCCGAAGAACCGTGCCGTTATGAAGCGCGACGGAGACGAGCCGGTTACGCTCTATAAAAGGGGCGGGAAGGTTCGGCATTTTAAAAATAATCGGAACAGCAGGTAAATGCCCGCTAAAACCACCAGTACGACGGATTTTAACCTTGACCTGAATTCTCTGGTCGAGGAAGCGTTTGAGCGCTGTGGTGCGGAACTGCGCTCAGGCTATGACCTTCGTACAGCCCGTCGCTCCCTGAATTTGCTGACAATTGAGTGGGCAAACAGGGGCATCAACATGTGGACCATCGAGCAGGGTTCGCAGGTGCTGACCTACAACGTCGGTTCGTACAACATCCCCGTTGACACCATAGACCTTCTTGACCACGTTATCCGCACGGGCACAGGCACGACCCAGACAGACATCAATATTTCGCGTATTTCGGTGAGCACTTACGCAACCATTCCGAATAAGAACGCCACGGGGCGTCCGATTCAAGTGTGGTTTCAGCGTAAGAGCGGGGCGACAAATGCAAGCAGCGTCGTACAGTACCCGCAGATCTATGTTTGGCCGCTTCCTGACAACAGCCAGACCTACACGTTCATCTATTGGCGGTTGCGCCGGATACTGGACGCGGGTGATGGCATCAATGGGCAGGACATACCGTTCCGGTTCCTTCCTTGCATGGTGTCGGGGCTGGCGTACTACCTTGCGCAGAAGCTCCCCGGCGTGGATGGCAACCGGAGGATAGAGCTTAAAGCGGATTATGAGCAGCAGTGGCAACTGGCTGCGGACGAAGACCGGGAAAAGGCTCCGGTGCGGTTTGTTCCAAGGCAGACTTTTTTAGGGCAATAACAGATGCCAAATCAGTTTGCATCAGGCCGGTTTGCAATCGCGGAATGCGATGTCTGTGGTTTTCGCTACAAATTGAAGGAGCTTAAACCGCTTGTTGTCAAGACAAAGAACACAAACATTCTTGCATGCCCGACTTGCTGGGTCCCTGATCAGCCGCAGTGGCAGCTTGGTATGTACCCGGTTAACGACCCACAGGCGCTGCGCAATCCCCGTCCTGACACAAGCTATGAGGAACCGGGCAATAACGGCGCGGGGGGCAGTCGTGTGATTCAGTGGGGATGGAGGCCGGTGGGTGGGGCTAGGGGGCCGGATGCGGGCTTGACGCCCAACGCGCTGGTTGCAGAGGGTGCTGTTGGTACGGTATCGGTTACCACAACTTAAAAGGATAGATTATGGATGCCAAGAAAGCTGTTCGTAAGCACGAAAAACGCCTGCATCCGGGCAAGACTCCGACATTCAGGGCTGGAGGACCGACTTCGGCGGATATGAAGAAATACGGGCGTAATGTTGCGCGCGTGATGAATCAGCGCGGTGGGAGTAAGTCGTGAATTACAACAAAATCAAGAAAGTTCCGCTGGCAACGCCCAATCCTTCGCCACAAAATGACATTGGCATGGATGATGTCTGGGTAATGGGCAAGTACCCGGAAGGCACTAAGAAGAAAACCTACATGAATATGCGCGGGTATGGTGCCGCAATTAAGGGGCGTAAGTTTCTAAAAACCTGAGTTTATGACTTATACAGAATTAACTCAGGCCATAAAGGACTACTGTGAAAACACAGAGTCCCTGTTCGTTTCCAACATTTCGGTGTTTGTGAAGCAGGCTGAACAGCGCATTTTTAACACGATTCAGTTTCCTTCGCTGCGTAAGAATGTCACGGGTACGACGACATCGGGCAACAAGTACCTTGCCTGCCCGGATGATTTTCTTGCGTCGTATTCGATGGCGGTGGTGAGCAGCAGCGGTGCCTATAGCTACCTTCTCGACAAGGACGTGAATTTTATTCGGGAATCGTATCCCACACCGTCTACTACGGGAACTCCTGCGCATTACGCCCTGTTTGGCCCGCGATCTGCCACGCCTTCGGAACTTACGTTTTTGCTGGGACCAACTCCAGACGCGGCCTATACAATGGAGTTGCATTATTTTTTCTATCCGCAAAGCATTGTGACTGCAAACACTACTTGGCTGGGGGATAATTTTGACACCGTTCTGCTGTATGGGTCGTTGGTAGAGGCGTATACCTTTATGAAAGGTGAAGCCGATATGATGGCTTTGTACAACGGAAAATACAACGAAGCACTGGCTCTTGCCAAACGTCTGGGTGATGGCCTTGAGCGTCAAGACGCATATCGTAGCGGACAAGTGAGGAATAAAGTTGTATGAAGGATGTGGGGGTATTGCTGGGTGGAGTGCAGGTTTACACCACGGAAAATCGCGGGTTCACGCCTGAAGAAATTGCGGAACGGGCGTTGAACAAGATTATCTATGTGGGGGAACAGAGCCACCCGGCTGTTCGTGACCAAGCACATGCTTTCAAAGACGCTATTCGCTCAGTCCTTGTTTTTTATCTTCGTGAAGCTCAAACTTCCGAGCGCACGAATATTGTTGCCAATCTTTCGAGGCAAGGCTTTGAAGATGTGGCTCAACTTATCAGGAGAGTTTAATGGCTATTACTCAGGCTATGGCTACGTCGTTCAAGGTGGAGATTCTTACTGCGTTCCATAATTTTGGCACTACGGCTACCCGTGCTGGAACGGGTGCGGATACATTCAAGATTGCTCTGTTTACTTCATCTGCTACGTTAAGCGCAGCTACCACGGCGTACTCCACCAGTAATGAAGTTTCCGGCACAGGCTATACGGCGGGGGGTAATACCCTGACAATTTCACAGGTTCCAACTTCCACCAGCACCACGGCGTGGTTGGATTTTGCAGATTCAACATGGAGCACTTCAACCATTACTGCCAATGGGGCGTTGATCTACAACAGTACGCAGAGTAACCGCGCGGTGGCGGTGTTGGCTTTTGGCGGAGACAAAACTTCAACGGCAGGTGATTTTGTCATTGTTTTTCCGGCTGCTGATTCAACCAACGCAATTATTCGTATTGCTTAGTTGCGTGTGTCCTCGCGTGAAAAAATTTCACGTAGGGTTTTTATTAACCCAGCCCGATGGGGTAAATGATGTCAACCGGATGGGGAGAAAGGGGCTGGGGAACCAACGGATGGGGTGGAACAACTACTGATGTTTCCGTTACTGGCGTTGAAGGTACAGGAACCCTTGGCACTGTTTCCGTTACTGCCGCAGCTTCTACTACGGTCACGGGCGTTGCGGGTACTGGAACCCTCGGCACTGTTGCTGTTGCTATTGCAGCCACTGTTACGGTTACGGGCGTTGAAGGTACAGGAACCCTTGGCACTGTTTCCATTACTGCTGCAGCTTCCACTACGGTTACGGGCGTTGCAGGTACTGGAACCCTTGGTAGTGTTTCCGTTACTGCCGCAGCTTCCACTACGGTCACGGGCGTTGCGGGTACAGGAGCGGTTGGCAATGTAACAGTAATTCAACATGCAACTGTTTCCGTTACCGGAGTTGCAGGCACTGGAACCCTCGGCACTGTTTCCGTTACTGCCGCAGCTTCCACTACGGTTACAGGAAACGCAGGTACTGGAGCTGTCGGAACGGTAACTGTAACTGCTGCGGGGCGTGCTGTTATTAGTGGTGTTTATGGTACTGCACAACTTGAGAGTGTTTTAGTGTGGGGACTGGTTGATACTACTCAGACACCTTCATGGCAAAGCATTACAGATACGCAAAGTCCAAGTTGGACTACAATAGTTACGTAAATACAAGGATTTAATATGGCTTCTACCTATTCTACCAACCTTGCGCTTGAGTTGATCGGCACGGGGGATCAGTCCGGTACTTGGGGTACAACCACCAATACCAACCTCGGGACGCTGATTGAGCAGGCGATCTCAGGTTACGTTACACAGACCATCACCGATGGCGCGGATACGACAATTACGATCCCCAACGGTGCCACGGGTGTTGCCCGGAATATGTATATCGAAATGACGGGGGCGCTGACTGCTGCGCGCAACCTCATTGTTCCTACCAACAAGAAGCTCTATTTTGTTTTCAATAACACCACCGGGGGGTACGCAGTCACAGTAAAAGTCTCCGGGCTGACTGGTGTTTCGGTGCCTAATGGTGCCAAGGCTGTGCTTGTTTCTAACGGTACGGATGTCATTAATGCAGAAAACTATTTGAGTGGGTTGACTGTTGGCAGTGGGTTGACTGTTTCTGCGGGCAATTTCACCCTCTCCGGCGGCACCGCCAACGGGGTGCTGTACCTGAACGGCAGCAAGGTGGCGACGAGTGGGAGTGCGTTGGTATTTGACGGCACCAACCTCGGCGTTGGGACAAGTTCTCCCGACGCGCTGCTGACCGTCAACACAATTGCCTCCTTCGGTGCGGGTGCTGCCAGTAC